TACATTCATGCTTCCACCACATCCATCAGTAAGAATTATGAAGTTAGTCTTTTCAATATTGTACTTTGCAGCAAACTCTTTAATAAGCAGAGGTGCAGCAATAAGAGCTTCATTTAAAGGTGTACCACCCAAGTCTTCTGCTGTTGATTGTGTTGGCCATATATTATAGTTTAAACGAAATGAGTTTGTGATTAAACCTTTCAAAGCTTTTTCTTGATCAATTTTATTCATAGAAGAAGAAAGAAGATGCATAAGTCTAACATCGCCATGATAGATATTACCAAAAGGTACTGTTTCAATATCAATATCGTTTCTACGACTACGTGATGTAAATCCATAAACTTCAAATGGAATGTTTACTTTTTTACAAAACATTGAAAGCACACATACTTGTTTGATAACTGATCCAAGAGTATGTGACATTGACCCAGAATAATCAACCATCATAAACATACCATGGTTTTTAGCATCTGGCAAATTAGTCATACGCTTGAAAATATCATCTGTGTACTTATATGCATACAATTTGTTTACATCAAGTGATCCAGATCTTGCTGTTTGAGCCCTTACTGTTCTCCAAGCTGCTTTACGCATTTCAAACTCTTTAGACATAACTTGAACTATTTTTTTATTGTCATTGATAAAATCATTATAATACTTATCTGATGTCATACCTCTACGTTTTTCATCAAATAGCTCACTTCTAGCTTTTTGAATAGTATCAAAGTCAATAATCATATCTTTGATTTGTTTATTGCTAAACCCATTAGTAACACGAACTGGATTTTCGTTTTTTCCTTTACTAATAAGCTTATGCTCATTATCACGAAAAGCTTTATCGGTTACAGATTCAGCTGGATCAAAAGGAGTTTGCTCATAATCCTTACCACCTTCAGAATTAATTTGGTTAGATTCTTCTTTAGATTCTTCTACTGTACTCGTATCTTCTTCTTCATTTTCTTCATTCGAAGTAGGTGCGCTTTGTGTAGTTTCCTCCTGGCTTTCCGAAGTATCATCCATGCTTCTAGATTCAGAAGAGCTAGTCTCATTCTGGTCAGCAGTTGGATCCATTTCTGCTTGATCTTCATTATTGTTATTACTCTCCATTTTACTATCGAAATTAGGTATGGAAGGAGACTGCTGGACTGAATTTTCTAACGCATATGCATAAAGCTTTTTACAGGCTTCAAGCACATCTTCCCATGTTTCCACAGCAAAGACTTCATCAACAAGAGGTTGTTCAACTGAAGTAAATTCAACTTGTACAAGATCTCTTAGTTTAGCCTTTAGATTAATTCTATCAATCAAGTTTACATAACTAGAGGTTAACTCTGGTATTTGATTAACACCAAAGAAATCATCATCATATAATTTTTGATAGCCTCTTTTAAAGCAAGAGACAAGACCAGGATAACGACGTTGTATCTTTTTCTCGATTCTTACATCCTCAACAACATTCAGATAACTACGAGGGCAACCAGGTATTTCTACCTCTGCATCGTGCCAGCCTTCAGGTGGGGTTTCAAGAGCGTGGCCAACCTCATGTCCAACCAATAGGTCATAGACATCAGGTAGGTTATCCCATAATGGTAAACCTAATACACGTCTTTCAACATCAAAGAATGCAGTTTTGTAATTACCATGAATTACCTCTACATTCTCTTTCGCTAGTAGCCTAGCTAGAATCGATTTTGAGTTACTTCCAATCATTATTTAGTCTCCTTCCATATAACGGAAAACATTTAATTTTCCATTATGTATATTCTATCACACTTTTGCGTAATTGTAAAGGATTATTTTCACTTTTTTTCACTTTTTTTCAATTTATATTTCTCAGGGACTGAGCCCCAACCTACAGTTCGGTCCCAGTCTCTTTGAGTATATGTTACTTCACGAAGTCTGTTATCATCGGAAATATTGGTTCTAGTGCTTTTGCTGCTGCTTTTGCTACTTCCATGCATTCCTTTTGTGTTCCATTCCCCGATCGTAGGTTAATGAAATGGGCCCACGATCTTAGAGTTCCATTCATATACATTCTAGAAATAGTCATACCTTCTGGTAAAACTGCTCTAGCTTGTTCTTTAGCAATACCATTTTCAATGGCCCATTCATATGCAGTTTTAGCTGCATTAGTAACAGAATGCTGTCTTCGTTGCCAATCAGTTACTAATTCTTGCTGAGCAGCATTTAATTGTATATTAGGGTCTTTTTCTATCTCAATAGAATTTTGTCTATTCTTTGGATCTTGCAATCGTGTTTCACGAGTTACAAATGCTCCAGCTAGTTCTTTATCTGGATTAGCATATCGTTGAGAAAACTCTTGGAATGAGAATGAACGATGCCTTAAGATTTGTCTAGCAATATCACGGGTTGTAGTTATTTCCAAACAAGCACTAGCCATTTCTAATGGAGACCAATGGTCATTCTTCATTAGATACTTTATAAGTTTATCAGCTGTTTGTTTATTTGTTTGATTGCCTGGATTAGATACACGGGCTGTGTATGCTACTAGGTCTTGAGTATCTTCAATTCCTTGAATACGATATTCTTCAGTTGGAACTGAATGACTTACTAATTTTACTTGCATTACGCTACCTTTGAAAAGTTATGTTCTTTAACGAATTCAATCTTGGATCTGAACTTACCGTCCAGCAAATCACCTTTATGTGATATAACGAATACATTACTGTCATCTTCTAATGTTCCAAGAATCTTCATCAAGTTGTCAATACCATCATGATCTAGCGAAGAGTCAAAAGTCTCATCAAGAATCAAAAGATTTGTTGATGTAGAGTTTTTCATCTTTGCAATTTGCCTCCATGTGAATAACAATGATAAATCGATTCTTTGTTTTTCACCTTCAGAAAATGATGCATAGTTAAATGCATCACGATGTCTTGACTTAATCACCTCGTTGAAATTTTCATCGAGATTAAACGAAACAAAGAAATCAAGAACCTGTAGGTATTGGTTAACCAACTTGTTCATGACTGGAAGATACTGTTTAATTACTTTTGTCTTAATGCCAGTATCTTTTAGCATTTCGGCAGCTCCATCTGCATAACTCTTTTCTTCCATAAGCCTAAGCTTAAGTTCACCAAGAGTATCACGTTCAGAAATAACATCGGCCAAGTCTTTATTGGCTTCGCCTAAGTCACCTTCACTGCCTGTAAGTTTATTTATATCTGTCTCTAAAGAATTGATTTCTTTTTGAAGTCTTGTAATAGCTATATTGTTGGCATTAATTGTTGATTGCATATCACGCACTTCTTGTAACTGTGTATTGACATCACTTATAGAAGTTTCTACCTCGTTACCTTGTGTATTGACTTTGTCCATTGCGCCTTGTAATTCTTTAGCTTTACTTTTAGCACTTTTAAGCTTATTTTGCCTTAAATCTTCTTTTATTGTTTGTTGACAAGTAGGGCAATTTTCATTGTCCTCATAGAACTTTGCATCCTTGACTACACCCTGCATTTGTTGTTTAAATTGAGCTGAATAGGATAAAAGGGATTGTTTTTTGTCATGAAGTGTTGATAGACTAACCATTAGAGGCTTTTCTTTTTTCTCTATTTGCTCAGATAAGTCTGAGTTACCTGATTGTAAGAATACCCATTCACTTTTGTTCTGCTCAATCAGAACTCCCTTTTCGCGTATTACTTCATCATTAATCTCAGTTATATCCCTAATATACTTCCTTTGCATATTGATTTTCTCTTTAGCCAACTCAAGACGATAATTTGCATCATTTATCTCTTCACGTGTTTTTGAGATACGATCTTTAAGAATACTATTCATCTTTGAGAATACTTGAATGTCTAATAGATCTTCAATAACATCTCTACGGTTACCAGAGTTTAACTGCATAAATGGAATAAAGGATGATGAACCAAGGACTACTATTTGATGAAACGATTTATGGTTTAATTTCAATATGTTAGTCTCAAGGAACTTCTGATAGTCACGAGCAGTAGATGATTGATTAATCATTTTACTATTCTGCCAAATCTCAAACTTCCCTGGATTAATACCACGGACAATTTTAAACTTATGAACACCCACATCAAACTCAACTTCAACATTAGTGTGCTTCTTGTTTATAGTATTGACTAGCTGATTTTTAGAGATCGCTCGGTGTGGTTTACCAAACAAAGCAAAGGAAAGTGCATCTAGTAATGTACTCTTACCAGCACCATTCTGACCAACAATCAGAGTGGATGGAGACCTATTCAATTCTATTAGAGTTTCATTATTACCGGTTGAAAGAAAGTTCTTCCATTTTACTGACCGAAATTTAATCATAGTACCTCACTATTTTGAGCTTCAACATATAAAGATCTCATAAGACCTTTCATGCGCTCTTTATCTAAATCTGTATCTACTGCTTCCACATATGAGTCTAACAACTCAGTAGTGTCTTCAACAGAGATACTTTCGTCCATTACATTTTCACCAATAAACTCATCAAATGTTTCGGCAATCTTTAGCTCATGATGATCTATATTCTGAATACGATCAATAAACGTATCAAACATAAAATGATTCGTTTTGCTCACAACAACTACCTTTACAAACTTATCTATAAGTTCATTACAATTATAGCTATTATAACACACTTTCTCATCATTGTAAAACACTTTTTTGAAAATGGTGTTATTATTTTTGATAGGGATAAGTTCTCTCTTTTCAGTATCAATAACATGGAAGTACTTAGGATCACCAGCATCTGCCCATGTAAACTCGAATTGAGAGCCTAGATAATGTATGTTGTCTTGACTTGATTTAGTATGAAAATGACCTGACATAACCAGCTCAAACCTTTTAAAAGTTTCTCTAGTCATACCATGAGTGTTTGTTACACCGCGCATCATTTCAAATCCTTGTAATTCTAAATGAGATCCAACCCAATCAGCATTACAGTTAGAAAGGTATTTCATAGTTTCATCATAGTTTTCGTTATTGATCCATGGAATACAAGCAATACGAAGACCTTCATAGTCTATAGTAGTTGGCTTCATCATGATATTAACGTTTGATGTATAGTAACCCAACAACTCTTTTAATGAACATAAGTTGTTAGTATTTTTATAGAACACATCATGATTGCCAGGTATAATGTCCATTGTGATACCTAGTTCTTTCATAGGTTCAAGGAACATCTTTCTGTTCTCATTTTGTGTTTTGAAGTTAATAAACTTTCTATGATCATAGTAATCACCCAAATGCAAGATTTGTGTAATACCATGCTCTTGACAATATGGAAAGAATACTTCGCTATAGAACTTCTTTTGATAATTTAGAAATATGTCTGAGCTATTTCTGACACCAGCGTGTGTGTCATTCAAGACTGCAATTTTCATTTATGATTAATTTCCCATGAATAATTCGAGGCCGGAAGCGGCTCGTTCTTTATCTTTCTTCTTTTCTTCTTTTGCAAAATCTTTCAATACCTCATCTTTTGATCTTACAACAGAAATACGATCTCTTAATTGATCGACAAAAGCTCTTGATACTGAGTTTGACTGAGTGTCACCTTCATTATTTACAATAAAGTCCTCAATACCAGCTTTCTCTATATATTTAAATTTAATGTCTTGTTGTTTCTTTTCTTTTGCTAGCCTACGTAAGAAAGCATAGTAGCAAATCTGTGTAAAGTATGCAAATGCATTTGGGTTACCAGTACGTGTAGCCGCATCAATATTATAGTTCATAATTGCTTTTAAACAGTTTTCTACCGCGTCCATTACCATCTCTTCGCGATATGTATAGCGAATAAAATTAGCCTTGTGTGACAAGCCTTGTGCGATCTTTAAAAAGCAAGTTGCAATATAATCAGTTACTACAGGTAGCCGTTCTCCTTTGCTTTGAGCTTCATTTACAGTTCTCACATATTCAACAACTGAGTGTGAGAATTCTTTATTGTTCACATAATGTGGTTTTTGTTTTGGTTTCATCCCAAGGATTCTCCGTCAATTTTTGGTCTATTCCATGGCCAATCATTTGTTTCAAAGGCCTTGATTAAGTTAGGTACATTGATATTATATGTAGATAGGTCATCAATGTTGTCCATTAAGTATTTGATTTTAAGAGTATCATCCATAATGGATTGGAAGTCCCGATAGTGTGTTTTTAAGTTTATATTCATATGGTTATAATTCCTTTATTTCATTTTTAATACATATATTATAACATAGTTTAATGGAATTGTAAACAAAAAATAATTGAAAATAATTGAAAAAAGTCCTTTACAACTGGCCAAAAGTATGTTATAATAATAGAGTAGGCTGAGGAGGGGAGGATACCCACAGTTAATGAATAGTTTGTTTTCTGAATATCTTTTCCATATATTCTTCTAGTTTTGAATCATCGTATTCATATTCATCCTCTATTTCTCTCTCATCATCTTTACGCATTTGGAGACACATTCTGATATATCTGTCTTTAATTTCATCATCAACATCGGCCGAAGAAATCACATGCATCGGATTAAGTGATACTCTACCTCTTTCTTTTGATAGAGCCATCCAGTCACTGAAAGCAAAAGAGTGATTAGTGATACTAACTTTCCTATGTAATAGAAGTGGAGACTCTAACTCAATTACATTATCATTAGGAACTGAAGAAATAAGAGAGATTATCTCTTCTCCTGATGAGAGCTTAAATAACTTAATATTGATATCGTCTAATGTGTATGTCATGGTAAAGGTATCTCTATAATGTTAAAAGTAAAGTGTTCTTTAGTGTATATTTTAATTCTTTCGGCTGCATGTAAGAGTGTATAGTTTTTGGAACTCTTCCAATGTAAGTCATCTGCAATGTCGTACAATATGGTATTTTTTCCATCATCACTTTTTCTTAATCCTCGTCCAATTGATTGTAAAACTTTGATCTGACTCTTTGAAGGTGACGCAAAGATAATATTGTGTAAATTCCTAATATTAATACCGGTACTAAAAGTACCCAAAGATGCGACAATGATAGCATTCTTTTGCTCCTCTGTTATCTTACGTACATGTTCTCTTGTATCAGTATCTGTTTCTCCAGAGACATAGAATATTTTACGTCTCTTATGGGCTTTGTTTAATATTAGATCATAAAGAGGTTTTCCATGTTTTTCTACAAATTGAAATAGAACTAATGTGTTACCATCTTGGTCAAGAGCTAAATTACTTATAAAGTTATTACGATTTTCGTATCGTACTATCCAATCAATTTCGTCCTGATACTTATATTTATTCACCTCACGACAGTACTCTTCTTTATATTTTAATAATAGTACTTTAATATCAAGTTGAGCTAATGAACCTTTATCCATTAATGACTTAGTTGTAGTTACATAAAAGGCTGGTCCAAATAATCCTTCTAATACTAACTTATGTGTCTGTGTACCGTCTAATGTACCTGTTGTTCCAAATCTATATTCAGCATCTCTTAGTTTAGTTAATATGCTAGTTAATGATTTAGCTTTAAAATTATGTGCTTCATCTCCAAATACACATCCAAACTGCTCAAACCATCCTCCAGGTAACTTATAAATCGATTGCCATGTTGAAATAATAACATCAGGCATTTCACTCTTTTTTGGTGCTCCTGAATATATTCTTTTTGCGTTATTGATGTCAAACCCATTATCTTGTTTACTATATGCTTCAAAGTCACTATACATTTGCTCTACAAGTGAAGTAGTTGGTACAATAATAAGAACTCTTTTATCTTTGTTTTCTAAGTACCAACGCATTAAACAGTATATTATAAGTGATTTACCAGAAGCTGTAGGTGATATCAACATTGCAGCTCTAGACTTAAGTCCATGCTGAATCGCACGTAATTGATAATCTCTAGGTTCTATTTTCGCTCCTTGATTGTCCGTAAGAATGTAATCATTCAAAAAAGACATATCAATTTCTTCAGTTACTTCTGGATAGCCATAGTAATTATCATGCTCAAGCTCAATAGCGTAATCTCTACCTTCGGCATTTGCAAACTCTTTCACATATGCATACAAACCAGCATACAACTCATGTGTACGAATATCAAATAAACGTATCTTTCCATCCCATACTTTATTCTTATAAGCTGGCATAAACTTATAACCAGGTACATAGAAAGTAAAAAAGTCAGATAGTTCATTCAAAACACTTGGTTCTGAATCAATCAAAATCATTGCATGATTCTTTTTCTTAATTTTGATTATTGTTGGCATTACACCCCTGAAGTAAACTTCCGCCACTCAATCATGTTTTTAATAGACTGATGACGCCATTTGATTGTGTCCATAATTTCTTTTAAAGCTTCTTCAATAGTCTTCCAGTATTCAATAGTGGCTTGAGCTTCTTGAATCTCTTTATCAGAATCATAATAGTAGTCCATTTCACCTTTCAGTATTTTAAGTCCATTAAGCGGGTCAAAACTCCAGCCTTTAGCTGTCATTTCTTCTTGAGTCATCTTTCCATTATACCATAACCACTTGTCTTTCAGCAAGATCTTGAAAGCAAGTTCTTTACGTTTAACTTGTAGTTTAGCATTGGAATGTAATTCTAGGTATTTTGAATGCAGTTTAGCATTCTCGAGTGTGGCTTGATCTAGGTTATTCTCATCAATTTGAGAGTCCTTTTTCCACATCGCAAATATATCATCTAAGTTCATCATTCACCTCATTATGTAAAATTATTTATACGCCTCCGTTAAATCCCTTTGTTAAGAATTTAAAATAGCTATATTGGAAAGTAACATTGCCCGTAAGATATTCCACATCCTGTGATTTTACATCAAACGGTAATGAACTTAAATTAATAGGAATAGCATTTGCAAATTGAATTTCAGCTACTACGTTATTATGACTACTTAAGATTTGTAAAGTCATATCACGTTCTTTTCGTACACCTTGATCATCTGTAGTTACAAGACCAATCATCCAATCATGAATTTCTTTATAGTTAAGTAAATACTCATCAATAAGAAAAGTCATATCAAATTGACCGTATTCTACTTTATCAGGAGCTTCAACAATATTTCTTTGCCTTGTGTTGTATATTGCACCTGCTAAGATAACATCTGGTAAAGCTATAGTTTGTGCCATAAACTGAGCGTTCTTATACTTTTGACTATCAATCACCAACTTAAAAGCAGTTGGGTTTACATAGTTTAAAGGTGCTTGAGCTGTAGCACTAGCCTGATCTGTAAAATCTACATCTAATTGATATGGCATATTAATCTCCTATTACAGATCTATTTATACATAAAAAAAAGGCGACCCGAAGGCCGCCTCTCTCTCTCTTCAGATTTACTAATCCTATGAAAGGATATTTGTAATCTTTGTGATACGATAGTACTGGTTAGCAGCGTTTGTACCGGTATCGTTACCAGCTGATGCACCCACGAATGGATTAGCAACCATGCCATAACGAGTTTTGAAACCGATTTTAGGCTGGAAAGTATTCTCACCAACTGCACGTACCATTGTTAATGGAACGTATGGGCAATAGAAAAGACCAGCATCGTAAGGATTTGCACCCTTATAACCGACGTTGATATAGTCTACGTTTGCATATGGATCGATATAGACTTTCATTCCACCGGAAAGTGTTCCAGCGAAAGTTGTTCCTGTATCATCTACAGTTAAGTTAGCGTTACCAGCAAGAGCAGGTGTATAGTCTAACATGCCTGATGCGCTAAGAGCAGCAGCTACGTCTGAAGAACACAAGATAAAGTTACCTTTACCACGACGTGTTTCTTTAGCAATAACATTAGCTTCACGCATAGTCTGGACTAAAAGACCTTTGTACTTCTCAACTGACCAACG